TTTCAATACAAATGGATTTACACTTGGAAAAGATTGGGAAGGGGAAAACAGCTCTGGGACTACTGAAGTCTCATGGACCTTCCGCAAGCAGGCGAAGTTCTTTGACGTTGTGACGTATACGGGGAATGGAACGGCTGGGCGCACGGTTTCTCACAGCCTTGGGTCTGTGCCGGGGTGCATTATTGTTAAGCGTACAGACGACGTTGGCTCTTGGCATGTTTATCACAGGTCTTTAGGTGGAACTAAAGCTCTTTTCCTTAACGCTACGAATGCTGCTCTAACAAATATAAGATACTGGAATGACACCGACCCAACTTCTACTGTTTTTACTCTTGGGTTTGACACTGACGTAAATGCGTCAGGCGGCACCTACGTCGCCTACCTGTTCGCGCACGACGCTGGCGGCTTTGGCACGTCCGGCACTGACAATGTGATTACGTGTGGTGGCGGGACATTTGATGGCAGTGGTTACGCTGTAGTAAACCTTGGATACGAGCCGCAATGGGTTCTTATCAAGCCGACATCCTATGTCGACAATTGGTATCTTGCTGACAATATGCGGGGCACAACTGCTCTGTTGACATCAATTACCAACAGCACTCAACTGCTATATCCAAACTTGTCAAATGCGGAGACAGCAACTTCTTATGGCGTTGTTCCAAATGCCACTGGCTTCACATACTTAAACGGGTCTAGCGGACAGTCCTACATCTACATCGCCATCCGCCGTGGCCCGATGCGGACGCCGACGAGCGGGACGAGTGTGTTTAGTCCTAACGCTTTGTCGGTAACTTCTGGAGCCACAATCACCACCAACTTCCCGGTGGACATGAGCATTGGCAGATTTAGGTCTCTTGCTGGCGAATGGAGCTTGCTGACAGATCGTTTGCGAGGTGTGCCTAAAACAGATACAGCAACAGGGAACAGAGGCCTTAATACGACAAATACAGACGCGGAAGCAAATTATAGTCCGTACAGTTATGGTTGGGACAGCAACACAAGAGTCTTAGCCGGTAGTTATGGAGCAGGATATACGCAAGTGTTCTGGAACTTCCGCCGCGCCCCCGGCTTCTTTGACGAGGTGTGCTATACGGGGACGGGTGCAACAGGTCAGACTATCTCCCACAGCTTAGCCGTAGCACCAGAAATCATAATCACCAAAAATCGCACCGGCACTAATAATAGTTGGTACTCGTACTGGTCTGTGCTTTCTAGCCCGCTCGACAAAAGCCCCGCGTTGAACTCGGCCTCGTCTGCTGGCACAAATTCTGATGCGTGGAGAAACGTAACTTCAAGCAGTTTTCAAATTGGCTCCGGCCTTGCTGGGTTCTCTAACGAAAACGGTTCGCTTTACGTCGCCTACCTATTCGCTACATGCCCCGGCGTAAGCAAGGTCGGATCGTACACCGGGAGCGGAACAACAAAGCAGATCGACTGCGGGTTCACAGGTGGCGCGCGTTTCGTGCTGATTAAGCGCACTGACAGCACAGGCGACTGGTACGTTTGGGACAGCGCGCGTGGTATCGTGGCTGGTGATGATCCGTATTTGCTGCTCAACAGCACGGCAGCAGAAGTCACAAACACGGACTACGTTGACACTTATTCCGCAGGGTTTGAACTCAGTTCAACGGCTCCTGCGGCCATCAATGCTAACGGCGGCACCTTCATCTTCTTGGCAATCGCGTGAGGCACATCATGGAAGTACGGGTTAGATCAACTGGCGCGGTGATGCTTGAAGACGGCCTTCGCCGCTGGCTGCATGAAACTGGTGGGCCGTCCTACGAGACGCTGACGCCGGAAGTCATGGAAGCGATTGGCGTGGACCCTGTGTTCGAGGGCGCGCAGGCGACGGGTGGCACTGTCTATCAGTATTCCATGCGTCAGGGCGTCGAGCAGCAGTCTGACGGGAAATGGTACTCCAAGTACGTCCTTGGCCCGGTCTTTGTGGACGTAGATGGCAGCACCGCAGCGCAGCAGGAAGCAGCCTACAAGGCGCAGAAGGACGCCGAGCAGGCTACCTCCGTTCGTGCCGCACGAAACACCAAGCTCGCCGCGTGCGACTGGACCCAGTTGGCCGACAGCTCTGCTGACAAGCCTTCTTGGGCTACCTACCGGCAGTCTCTCCGTGATGTCACGGTGCAGGCTGGGTTCCCTTGGAATGTGACGTGGCCTGTGGAGCCGTAAGATGGCTGAGAACAAATTGGTCGTTGATGGAGCGGTTGCAGCCGGTGCGCTGACGCTTCCTTGGTGGGCGATTAACTTGTCCGGCTGGATGTATTTCGTCACCGTTCTGGGTGGCCTGATCCTTGTTTGCTTTAGGATCATGCTGGCTGTCCGTGAATGGAAGCAGCCGTCGAAGTCTGAATAAATGGCGCGGGCAGCTCAAAAGAAGCCGGTGGCTAAGCGCCGCCCGCGTAAGACGGAAGAAATCCGCACCAAGATCATCAAAGTCAAAGCGGAGATTGATACTCCTCCAGCTCCACCTAAACCTGCCGGCGGACCTATCGACAAAGCTCTCGATCTTGTGAAGTGGATCGACAGCCCGTTTAAGTTGGCGACTGTCATCCTACTCGGCGTTCTCGGCCTTGGTGGATACATCATCTACCAGCAGCAGGATAAACTAATCGGCTCTTTGACCGCTCGCGAAACGATGCCGGAACTTCTTGCGGATGAACGGTTGTCGTCTTTGAGCCGTGAGTTGCTGCGTGATCTGCGTGCTGAAACTGTCATCATTCACCAGATCGACCTTGCCAAGAACGCACGGATAACCCGGATTGCTCAGTCGGCTGACGGCAGGTTCGCACCACTGGAGGGGCAGAAGGGAGCGTTCTTTTCTGGCTCTACGGCGCGGAACCGTGCAGCCGTAGCAATGCTGAATGGGGAGGTGTTGTGCGAGGGGTTTCAAGCATCATCTGACGTTGGAGATTGGATCACGGCGCGCGGTGTAGTTTACGCCTGTCGCGGCTCGATCCCGCCGGAACCCGGTCATATGGTCGGGTATATCAGCGTTGGATTTAAGCAGGAGCCGCGTGATATTGTGGCAGTTAAGGCGCGGATCAATCAGACGGCGCGGGAGATGGCGAGGTAATGTATGGACCCAGCCAGCATTGCGCTGATCTTTGGTGCTGCCAAAACGGCCTATTCCGCCATCCAGCAGGGCATCAAGTTCGGCAAAGACATTCAGTCCATGTGCGGGGATGTCGCCAAACTATACGGATCAGTTGCTAAACTAACGCAGGCTGCGGCTGACCCGCCAAAGCCGAAACTGTTCAGCAAGCTGACTGCGGAGGAGATTGCGTTAGATACCGTCCAGAAACGCAGGCAGGCGGCGGAGTGGGCGGAGCATGTTAAGAACGAGTTTGTCGCGGTCTACGGCCTAAAAGGTTGGGACGAAGTACAAAGAGAAATCATCCGCGTCCGCAAGGAGCAGCGGATACTTGAGGAGCAGCGCAAACGAGACGCAGCGCAGATGAAGGAAGACTTTGCCTTGCTCGGCGCGATTGCCTTGGTCGCAGTTGTTCTTGTTGTTGGGTTGTTTACATTGGCAATTCTAATCGGCGGGTGAAATATGAAGACTTCAGCAGCAGGCATCAAGCACATCCGTGAGTTCGAGGGCGAGCGGCTGAAGGCGTACAAGTGCAGCGCGGGCGTCTGGACCATCGGCGTCGGGCATACGTCGGCAGCCGGTGCGCCTGAAGTCAGCGAAGGCATGACGATCACCGCTGCTGAAAGCTCCACGATCCTTGCCCGCGATCTGGCTGCCTTTGAGCTTGGCGTCGATAGGATGCTGGAAGTCGAGGTCACGCAGGCGCAGTTCGACGTGCTGGTGTCTTTTGCCTTCAACTGCGGCCTTGGAGCCTTGAAGAAGTCCACCCTGCTAAAGCGAGTGAATGAAGGCAAACACGACGCCGTTCCCGCCGAGCTTATGAAGTGGACCAAGGCAGGCGGTAAAGAGGTTTCCGGGCTTGTACGTCGCCGCCGTGCAGAGGCTAAACTTTGGCGCGGCGTCGATACCGAGCAGCCGGTGGACATTCTGGAGGCTCGCCTGAAGCCTGAGCAGCCGAAGGCTTCCAAGTCGATCACGCAGTCGAAGGAAGCCAATGCTGCGGTCGCGGCTGGCGGACTGGGAACGATTGCCGTGGCGCAAGAGGTAATCCCGCTGGTCAAGGAAGGCGGCGACATCCTTGGCGCATTTAGCCCGACTGTCGCGATCCTTGTCGTGATTGTTGTCGCGGCAGGCGCTGTCTGGTGGTTCCGCAAGCAGCGGCTGGACGAGGAGGCGGCATGATCGGGTTTCTGTTCTCTCCATTGGGCCGCTATATCCTGATCGGCGGTGTGTTGATCGTGGCTTTGGGCGGGGTGTATGTTAAAATCCGCTCAGACGCCATCAATGAAATCAAAGCGCAGGCGACTGCTGACGCTCTGAAAAGGACGCAAGATGCGATTGCTGCTGGTGATGCTGCCGCTGTTTCTCCTGACCGGCTGCTTCAAGACGACGGCCATCGGCGGGACTGACAGCGCCTGCACCGTGTGGCGTGACATCTCGTGGTCGTCCAAGGATACGCCGCAGACGATCACTGAGGTGAAGATTAACAATGCCCGCCGCGAGGGCTTCTGCGAAGGTAAGAAGTAATGCCTCTTGCGCCAGTCAACATCCCGCCCGGTATCGTGAAGGCAGCCACCCCGTTGCAGGTCAAAGGCCGCTACTGGGACGGCAACATGATCCGGTGGCGTTCAGGAAAGCTACTCCCGGTTGGCGGGTGGCAGCGGATCACCAATACTCCACTCGACACTACTGTTCGCAAAATTTTCCCGTGGGCCGGTACGAACGGGGCGACTTATTGTGCGCTCGGATGCGAAGACAAGTTGTATGTTCTGACCGGCTCTACCTACACCGACATCACTCCCGTTGGGTTTTCAGGTGCTGAAGTCGGTGTATATGGTGCGTTTGGGACAGGTGACTACGGCGACACGTACTACGGATTGGACACTGATCCGACGTATCCACGCAGCCCCACGCAGAGCTTCTTGCCGACGTTCTCTTGGACTATCGACAACTGGGGCGGAGACATTCTGGCTGTGGCCTCGTCAGACGGTCGCCTGCTGCACTGGAACCACGACGAGCAGTATGCCGAGCCGGTTGGCTATGCGACAATCACAACGATTGATCGCGTCTCTAACGTTGCAACTGTGACGACGGCTAACCATCACGGGTTTAATACTGGCAACCAAGTCGTCATCGCAGGCAATAGCGTCGGCAGTTTGAACGGCACGTATACGATCACCAGCACGCCGTCGCTGACCACGTTCACCTATGCGAACTCTGGCACGAACGCTACTGGCTCAGGCGGAACTGCAACTTCGGTTGCTGCGGAACTTCCGCCAATCAACAACCGTGGCGTCATCGTTACGCCTGAGCGTCACGCTGTTCTGATCGGTGCTGGCGGAAACACCCGCCGCGTGTGGTGGTCGTCGCGTGAAGACTATTCTGACTGGGATGCAGCAGACCCGACGAATACTTCTGGCTATCTTGACCTTGATACCCAGAACAAGATCGTCATGGCTGCTCCTGTCCGCGAAGGCACGCTGATCTTCACGGAAGACGAGGCATGGCTGATGCGCTACATCGGCCTCCCGTATGTGTATCAGATCGAGCGCATCGGCTTTGGTTGCGGCCTGATCGCACCGCAAGCCTTTGCAACCTTCTCTGGCCGGTGCATCTGGATGGGCCGTGAGAGCTTCTACCTGTACGACGGCGGCACGGTTCGCCCGCTGCCGTGCGATGTCGGTTCTTACGTGTTCGACGACGTTGACCCGCAGGTCGGCTCGCTCTGGACGCACGGTTCAGAGAACAATATCTTCCCCGAAGTCTGGTTCTGGTATCCGTCAGAAGGATCGGCTGTCCCAGATCGCGCCGTTTATTTTAACTATGCGGAAAGCTGGTGGGGCATCACTGACACCATGACCAGAACGGCTGCTTGCGGTTCTGGCGTGTTCCAGTATCCGCTGGCTTCTGACGAGGCGAACGACATCTATCAGCAGGAGAGCGGGTGGACGGCAGCAGGCACGCCGATCACCACTGGCCGCTATGCTGAGACTGGTTCCATTAACATCCAGAACGGCAACCAGATCACGCACGTCAGGCAAGCGATCACGGACAGCGGGTACGGCTACGACAGCACCCAGCTGACTTTCTTCTCATCGTTCACGCCAGAAGCGGCAGAGACGACGAGTGGGCCGTATAACCCGCGTGCATCTGGCTACACCGACATGCGCGTCACGGGCCGCGACTTCCGCGTGAAGATCGCGGCGACCGAGGATGGCGAGTGGAGTATCGGCGAGATGCGCCTTGAGATTGTCCCTGGAGGCGGGCGATGATTGTCAATCTTCCGACACCACCTTCTGGCTACGACCGCGAGTATTTCCGCTTCTCCTTCTCTCTGCTGGAGCGGGTTCTCAGCCAGTCTATTGGAAGGCTTGAGGCCGTCGATGGCGTCCTCTTGCTTGCCCCGGATGGCGGCGTTTGGAAGGTGACGGTCGATAACTCCGGCAACCTGAACACTGAGTCGATCCCACTAGGCCAGCAGGGAGCGCCGAACTATTGATCGACCGGGAGCATATGATTGCGCGGTTAGAGCAGGCGCTTGAGCATGGCGGTGGTACTTTCGCCCTCCAAGATATTGTAGAGGGCTTAGAGCAGGGTCGGTTTCAGTTGTTCTGGAACAATGGTGGAATAGCGGTGACGGAGATAATTCAGTGTCCCCGGAAGCGGTATCTGAACATCTTTCTTGCTGCCGGTGAAATGAAAGCTGTGTTAAAGTTGCACCGTAAAGTCGAGAAGTTTGCTCGCCAAAACGGATGCGACTTCATGCAAGCAACCGCCCGGAAGGGATGGGAAAAGTTTAACCCTGAGTATGGCTGGAAAACCACCCATACTGTTTATCAAAGGGAACTGACATGAGCGGCGGCGGCGGAACTCAGACCGTAGTTAACAAGACCGAAATCCCTCAGTGGGTGCAGGAAGCCGGGCAGCGCAATCTTGCTGCGGCTTACGATGTTTCCCGCAATCTGCAGGGGCCGTATGAAGGCCAGCGGGTTGCCGCGATGACGCCTGGTCAGGTCAGTACCATCGGAACTATTGCTAACAACTACGCGCTGGCCCAGCCTGCCTATGCCTACGCGCAGCAGATGGCTGCGCAAGCTGGGGGATACCAGCCGGAGCGGGTCCAGGCCGGCCAGTTGGCTACGACTGACCTGTCTCCCTACATGAACCCCTATACCCAGTCTGTTCTCCAGACGTCGCTTGATACTCTTAATCAGCAGCGGCTGACCGGACTGAACCAGGCTGCGGATGCTGCTATCAGGGCTCGCGCCTTTGGCGGATCGCGTCAGGCGATCCAAGAAGGTCTTGTTAACGCGGCGGCTCAGCAGCAGGCGGGCCAGCTCGCGGCTAACCTCATGTCGCAGAACTTCGCCCAGTCTCAGGCTGCGGCGCAGGCGGACATTCAGCGACAGATGGCTGCTCAGCAGCTCAACCAGGCTGCTGGTCTTCAGGGTGCTGGACTTGGTATTTCTGGTGCGCAGGCCCTTGGCGGCCTTGCTGGCGCTGGTCAGCAAAGTTTTCTTAGCGGAGCTGCCAGTTCTCTTGCCGCCCAGTCTGCCATCCAGCAGCAGCAGCAGGCTGAGCTTGATGCAGCGCGGCAGGCTTACACAGAGCAGCAGCAGTTCCCGTTGCAACAGCTTCAAATACCGCTTCAAGCTCTCGGTTTCACTCCTTATGGGCAGACAAGCACGCAAACAGGGCCTGGCCCATCCAGCAATCCTTTAATGACTGGTCTTGGTGCAGCGTCATCTCTCGCGTCTATTATTGGCTTCCTGTCCGACAAGCGTATGAAAACGGACATTGAAAAGATCGGCAAAGACGAAGAAACTGGCCTTGATATGTATTCCTACCGCTACAAAGGCGATCCAAAGACATATCCAAAAGTTGTCGGGCCAATGGCTCAGGATATTAAGAAGAAATATCCTGATGCTGTAGAAGAAAAAGGCGGGAAGCTGGCTGTTAAGTTTCCATCCATGCTATCTGGACAAGTCTAATGACGCCGGCAGAGCTTTTCGCCAGTATTGAGGAAAAATACAGGCTCCCAACTGGGTATCTTGGTCGGACTTGGCAGATAGAAAGTGCCTCCGGCCGAAATCTGTATAATCCGAAATCTGGTGCAGCCGGGCATTTTCAGTTTATTCCAAGAACTGCTAAGGCTTACGGTGACTTTGACCCGTATGATCTTGCGCAGTCGGCAGACGCCGCTGCGCGCCTTGCGGTTGATAATCGTGCTGCTATGCAGCGCGCCGGAATTGAGTCCCCTGATGCATCTCAGCTCTATCTCGCGCACCAGCAGGGGGCTAAGGGGGCTCTCAATTTGATGCGCTCTCAGGAACCTGCAACCAGTGTTGTTGGGGAGAAGGCTGTTCTTTGGAACGCTGGAAAAGAAGGGCAGACCGGAGCTGATTTTGCCAGTGCTATTAGGGCGAAATTTGGAGGCTTTGGGTCTTCAACCCCTACGCGGGTTGCATCCGCAGATGAAAAATCGCTTACTCAATTCGGCGGATTGCTTAGCGATAGAATGGGTGTGCTTGGTCAACGGTTAGGTATTCTTGGGGGTTCTGACGGCGGTAAGGTACCTTTTGATTCAGAACTTCCATATTCCCCTCCGTTCCAAGCGCCTACGCAGCAAATGGGCGCGCAGTTTTCTGGCCCTTCCCCGATGGGCGGTGTTGGGTCTGTTGGCGGTGGAGCATCTGCGGCTCTTACATCACGTCCGCTTCCAAAGCCTGAAGCAGCACCAAGCCTGACGCCAGACCAAATGCGCGGGTTTGCTTCTCTCGGTACGCTTGGGATGGCGCTAATGGCCGCAGGCGCACCCAAACAAACTTGGACACCTGGGCCGCCGCCTCCTGCTGTTCGTGGTAAATGGCGAGATGACATCTTTGCCGGCTTGCTGGGGTAAGAAACATGGCTATCCAAGACGAAATCGCAGCAATTTATCAATCTGAACTTGCTCGCGCCCCGGACGCTGCTGGCCTCAACTATTGGTCAGACGTGATCGCATCTGGTCAGGCGACTTTGGCCGATGTCAGAAACGCGATTGCTTCGTCGCCTGAAGCATTTGTTGTCGATCAATACTCCGCATCTTTAAACCGTGCGCCAGAAACAGCCGGTCGTGAATACTGGACTGGCCTTCTTGGTTCTGGTGGCGCTACGCAGGCTGATGTTGCTGCGGCTATTCGTGCGTCTCAGGAGGCTCAAGGGCTTCTTGGATCAACGACGACTGGTAAGCCTCCAGTTGTACAGCAGCCTATTGTGCAACAGCCGATCAATCAAGGCATCCCGCGCGATCAAGCTGTTTCACTTATCACTGGCGCTTATCGCAATTACTTTGATCGAGTGCCAGATCAGGCTGGTCTGGATTATTGGGCCAATCTTCTGACTTCTGGTGAAGAAACTTGGTCGGAAGTTTTGGCTAACATCCAAAGGTCTGCTGAAGCTCAGACGCCCGGCTCTCAGGCTGCGCAGGCTGGTATTCGGCAAGTCCAGTTTGGTCAGCAGCCGATCATGGGTCAGGTTCGCGATGTTGCAAACTATGGCGCGCAGCAGAACCTTCCGCCGTCCATTCAGAACGCTTTCCAGCAGTCGCTTGCTTATCAGGCCGCGCTTCCTTGGATGATCCCGCAGTTTAATCCTGCCGACATTCCGGCGACGTATCAGCAGATAGCGCAGCCGCGCCAGCGGCTCGACATAAGCAACATTACTGTCCCTGAGTGGCTGAGAAGCGCGGCATCAAAAGACTATGAGAGCATGGACCGAGTGGCGGATACAACTCCTGCTGCCTCGGCGATAACGTCAACCACGCCCGGTCAGGTTCCTTTCGTTCAGCCGCCAGTTGTTCAGCCGCCAGTTGTTCAGCCGCCAGTTGTTCAGCCGCCAGTTGTTCAGCCGCCAGTCGTTCAGCCGCCAGTTGTTCAGCAACCCGGTGGCTCGTCTAATGATGCCGCACAGTTCCAGCAAATCCTCAATCAGTCTTATGATATGGCTTTTGGCCGCGCCCCGGATACGGCAGGCGCTGCTTACTGGACGAACCTTTACAACACGGGAACCCCGTTAAACGCGATCACTAATGCGATCTTTAACTCCGCAGAAGCGCAGGCAAGAACGGCTGCTGCGAATACTGGCGGTCTTCTTGGTGGCTCAGACTTCTAAGATAGGTGGATCATGGCCGAAGAACCTAATTTCCTGAGCCAGATCGGCTCCTCTCTTGGCGGGCTTCTTGGTTTTGTCGGCCAGCCGTCAGCTACTGGCGGTGCTGGTCCCTCTGACCCTTACGACATGCTGTCTGAGGCTGAGAAGCGTCGGCTGATGCTTGGCACGCTAGGCCAAGTCGGCGCGACGCTGCTTGCCGCAGGTCAGAAGCAGATGCCAGCGCAGCGGGCTCAGATCCTGTCCCAGCTTGGAAATGCTGTTCCTAATGTCGAGCAGGCTGCGTTTCGTTCGCAGCAGGCAAGGCTGATGAACGCGCAAACGCAAGAGAAGATGCGCGAGATAGAGCAGAACAAGGCTCTGTCCGAATGGGCGAAGAGCCCTGAGAACCTGTCTAAAATTGGGATGACGCCAGAGCAGTTTAATATTCTTGGAATTTCTGGCGTTAGGTCAGTTATTCAGGCCCAAGCTTCTCGCGATCCTATCCAGCAGGCTGCGGCTGCGGCTGCTCTTGCGAAAGCACGGGAAGACGCGGCAGCGCGGCAGCAGGCTATGGCAATGATCGACAAGTCAGATATGTCTGACGAGGAAAAGGCGGCTGCGCGCCTTAATTGGTCTGAATGGTCGAAGAGCCGTTTGCGCCCTGAAGAGCAGTGGGTCACTGAGGCTCAAAAAGACGCTAATGGGCAACCTATCATCAACCCCAACACAAACATGCCTTTGATGATCCAGCGCAACACGCGCACTGGTGAAATTAAGGGCATTGGCGGTGGTGGAGTTACGATCAATCAGCCGGCAGGCGAAACCGAAGAACAAAAGGTCATCGGTAAAGCTCTTGGCGAGGCGCAGGCTGAACTTCGCACGGCGGCGGCGCGCGCCCCTGACAACATCGCCAAACTTAATCTTTTGGCCGATCTGACGCAGGGCGTGAAGACTGGTGCGCTTGCCCCTATTCAGTCTTATCTCATCTCAAACGCTAGGTCGCTTGGCGTTAGCGACGAAGCTATCAAGAGGATAGGCGGCGATCCGAACCTTCCCGCTACAGGGCAAGCTATTGAGAAGATCGTCAACGAGCTTACCATCGGCCTTATCGGGCCTGGTGGGTTCCCGGCGAATAGCTTCTCGAACGCTGACCGCGACTTCTTGGAAAAGATTTGGCCCAGCATTAAGAACGAACCTGGAGCGAACTTTATCGCCATTGAAGTCGCCAAGAGAGGCGAGCTTCGCAAGGCGCAGAAGCAGGCTGAGTGGCGCGCTTATTCTGAAGAGCAGCGCGCGGCCGGTAAAAAGCCTTCCTTTGCAGACTTTGAAGATGCTTATGTTGCGAAGCTGAATAGACAAGAAAAAGAAGGTGGCGAGTCTCTTTTCGCTGGCCTTGCTGAAAGGGCGCGGCCATTCTCGGAGGGCAAAGGCGCTTCCGCCGGCGCTGAGCAACGGGGCGGTGTTGCCAGACCCAAAGACGAAACTGAGTTCAACGCTCTTCCAAGCGGGGCTGAATATCTAGATCCGTTCGGCGTCTTGAGGAGAAAACCATAATGGCAAATTGGTGGGAAAGCTCCCCGATCGTTGAGGATCAAAAGCGTGAGAAATGGTGGGAGAGGGGCCAGCCTGTTGCGCCCCCCGCTGCTGAACAGCCGCAGGTTCTCGCCTTTGACCCGATGGGCGTTCCCACTGGAATGATGCAGGCTGCTGCGCCGCAAACCTCAATGCCATATGGTGAGCAGATTGAAAGGTCTGCTGGCTCGATGGCGCGCCAATTCGCCAAGGGCGCCACGATTGGGAACTACGACCGCCTGTCCGCGCTTGCGCGCTCGACGCTGGGCGAGGTTTCTTACGATCAGGCGCTGAAGGAAGAAGTCGCCAAGACTGAGCAGGCAGCTAAGAACATTGGTCCCGTTATTTCTGGAACCATGTCTGCGGCCGGTACTATGGCTCCGGCTGTCGGAGCCATGCGTTTGGGGCTTTCTCCACTTGCCGCGTTTGGTCCTCGCGTTGGCGGGGTAGGTAAAACTGCTCTTGGCGCTTTTGAGGGCGGCATTTGGGGTGGATTGCAAGGCGCATCGGAAACTTACACGGGCGGGGTCGCAGATAAAGCAGCCGGCGCGGTTGCCGGCGCCATTCCCGGCGCTGCTCTTGGCGGCGCGCTTACTGGCGGATTTGCCGGTGGTTCCGCTATTGCGCGCGGTCTTGCTGATATGTATCGCCGCGCAACTGGCGCGCCCATGTCTCCGTTCCAGCAAATGCCCCAGCGCGGGCAGCGTTTGATGGAGCAGGGCGTTGCGTGGGAGGGGCCAGAAGCGGCGCGGGCGCGTCTTGCTCAACTTGGTCCAGAGGCCACGTTGGCGGATATTGGACCGTCTATGACGTCTATAGCTCAGGGTGCGGCAACCCCTGGCCCTGGCACTCAAGCCATGAAAGACGTTTTGACGGCGCGCGAAGCTGCTCGTTCGGCGCGTCTGGCTGTTGATACTCAGGCTGCTCTTGGCAAGGCAAAAGACCCGCTTGAAGTCGCGCAGGCTTTGAAAGAGGCAAGATCAAATCTTAGCCCTCTTTATACAGACGTTTGGGATGCCGCTCCAAAGTTAGACGTATCAAATGTTGTAAATCGTGTTGATGAGCTTATTTCTGCGGCTGCAAAAAACAGCCCGCAGGCTGCAGCTCTTAGATCGGCAAGAGAAAACCTTATCGCATCTCCTGCCAAGCCTGGATCGCCTGCCCGGCGAGAGCCAGTCGTTGATCCCAGCACTGGGTCTATAATTCGCTATCGCGATGTTCCTGCCACGCCTCCGACGCCAGAGGTGCTGGAGACTAATGCGCAGAAAATTCACGACGCTAAGGTCACTCTTCAAAACCTGATAGATTTTGGCAACCCAACGATAGGCGTTCAGCCTGGTGCAATCACCAAGAAGGAAGGCGCTGCTAAGCAGGTAATCAATGAGCTTAACAATACTCTTTTAAAGGTTCCCGGTTACGAGAAAATAAATGATGCTTTCTCTCGCATCAGCCGGCAGATCGAAAGCGTTGAGCTTGGCACGCAGTCGCTTGCTGGTGGGAAAGAGGCTCTCTGGCCTGATCGTTTCAAGGCTGCTCTTGAAGCTCGCGGTGGAGAGGCTCGCCAGCAAATCGTTCAAGGCGCACGCGGTGAGATTGAGCGCGCCGTAGGTACTCAGGTAAACGATCTTCCTCAACTTCGCAGGGCGCTTGGCGGCGAAACTGATTGGAACCGCACCAAGATGGTTGAGATGTTCGGTGAGGATGCCGTTAATCGTATGGTTAATGCCATCGAGCGCGAGCAGACATTCGCCAGAACCTACGGCCAGACGGTTGCTGGGTCTAGAACAGCTCCGACTACGTTTGCTCGTCAGTATCTTGAGGAAACGGCCGGCAGGACTATTCCGACTGGCGCTACGCTTACTGGTCTTGCGGCAAACCTCGGTCAGAGGATGCTTCGTGGAGCAACGCAAAGCTCCAACATGAATATCCAGAACCAGATCGCGCAGGCGATGTCTCTTCAGGGCGCCGAAAGAGACATGATGCTGAACCAGATACTCGCTGGCGCAAGAAAGCGCGAGCTAGAGGCGCAAGGGCTGGGATTAACCATCCCTGGTCTTTTGGGCCAATAAGCCCCTTGCGCTAATCTTAGAAATCAGGCAATCTCCCTCCGTTGATGATTCGCGGAGGGAGAGCCCGTGGTTCAGCTTACGAAGAATGAAGATGGAACGTGGACCTGCTTCTACATGGGCAAGGTCGTCGGCTACGTTAATAAATGCCGTATCAAGCACAACAATGAGCGCGCCTATCGAGCCGTGAGCGTTCACGGCCAGCTTTGCTATGCTCGCAGTCTCGGATGGGCGCAGTCACGTCTGTTGGAGATGTACCATTGAACCTAGTCAATGAATATCACCAGAAATGGAAAGAAGCGCGTCAGCGGATGGTTTCTGCTGCCGTTAAGCAAAAAGCCCCAGAGCCCAAATTGAGGCTTTTTGTTCATATTGAGCCGAAAAAGGAAGTCGAGGAGCGCGTCCCGCGTCTTCCGCCTATCGCTGATCCGCAGTTGAAAGACGATCTAACTGCTGTCCTGATTAGGCACGAAGCCACATGGGCTCTTGTTGTTAACCATTCTCGCCTTCAACCCACGCACGCTGTTCGGCGCGAAATATACGGGTATCTGTATAGGCGCGGCTGGTCTTTGTCGAAGATTGGCCGCTTCTGCAACCGCGACCATACGTCAATCTTACATGCCCTAAGAAGAGGAGGCTACGTTGAACGCCGTTAATGACATCATTAAGCAACGCGCGCAGTCGCATGGAGACTATCGGTACGTCTCCAAAATGTCCCAAGACTTGAAGCACACGCTGAAGTCTAGCTCGTTCTACAACGACCTGGAGTTCTACATGGCTGAAGCCTTGGACATGATCTCGATGAAACAGGCCCGCATCTTGGCCGGCAACGCGCGGGCGCGCGATCATTGGCTGGACATTGCGGGCTACGCCATGCTTGTCGTGAGTGAGCTTGAGCGCAGTGACCGTGAATTGCACATGGAAAGGGTAATGGAAACCACCCGCGTGGAGGAACCCAATGATCAACAACCAGTTGAATAGCATCGTCCAGCGCATCGAGAAGCTGGAGGACGAGCGCGACGAGTTGCGCTTGTCTATCAAGGACATTTACGCAGAAGCCAAATCTCTTGGCTTCGACGCGAAGGCGCTGAAGAGGGTTGTAGCTATGCGCAAGCAGGACTCAGCCAAGCTCGCTGAAGAGCAGGCTCTAATTGACACCTATATGTCTGCGCTTGGGATGCTGGCGGATACTCCGCTTGGACAAGCCAGCATCGAGCGCGCAAAAGGTGTCGAATGAACGACGATCTTGAGCCGCTTGAGATCATGCGGAAGATGTATAACTGTCCAGATAATGTGCAGTCGATCACTTATGAGGACATTTGCCATGTCTACTTTGCGCTGCGCTATGCGACGCGCGATGTGAGAGAATTGAAAAAAGAACTAGCGATGATCCGGCTCTCAAGACTGTCAGACTATGACAGATACCTTGAGCTTTATGAGAAGCACAAGAAACTGGCGCGTCAGTACGCCTGCGAATGTGAGACGCTATGTTCTAAAGATTGGCAAGACCAGGACTACTGCGGTTGGAGAGCCAAAGAAGCCCTTGGGAGAGACTGATGGAGAAGAAGGATGGGGTATATGTCACAGATTGATAATGAGCGCCGCACGTTCAAAGAGATTGTCAGCGAGATGGATCGCCGCGATATGCGCGATAAACTCGTCTTGGCAGCGTTTAAGGCGCTTTTGAGTAACGTAGCCCTTGAGCCAGCGAAGACGGCGAAGGCTTCGTATGAATACGCCGATGCGATGCTGGCTGAATGGGAGAAGCGCAGATGAGCGACGATATCAAAAAACACAGCGACGATCTTCAGAAGACGATCACAGACATCATATACGAAGAGCCAAGCGTGAACTTTGATGATGAAACGATAGCTGGGTACATTCAAAAGTTTTCTAAGTCTAAAGAAATCGACGCGGAAGACAGGAAACTTCTGCGAGATACATACAGGTATATCAAGTCTTTAGAGTTCAATATCGCAGAGCTGGAGAAAGTAGCCTACGAAAGATTTGACCGAGTTCAGATTTTGGAAGACCTGCTGAAGAAGGCTTCGTCTTCGTTTTATGGAAGCGTACCGATTGCGGAGGCGTCGTACATTCGAAGCGTCTTCATTAGCAAGCCGTTGATTGACGATATATTCCGGGCGCTGGAGGGGAAAGATGGGCGATGATCTTGTGAAGCGGCTGCGTGAAGCAGACATTTACGATTATGACAGTGCAAATGAAATCTGCAATGAAGCCGCCGACCGCATCGAGGCGTTGGAGAAGGCGCTCATTGAAATGCGTAATACTGTCTACTCGCATCCAGTCCGCATTGGAGACAGTGAAGCAGAAATGGACGCCTTTGCATTAACGACAAGAGCACTTTTGGAAATCAGCAAGAAGATGAAGGTCATACTTGCTGATGCTTCAGTTAAAGCAATCGACTGACGCAAAGAGCAGGCCGTCCTGAAACCAACGGTGACTGCAAACTGGCGTCAGACGTAGGCAAGAAGCAAGTAGAGAGCAACCCGGACAGTCACAACACGGGGCCGAAAGGTCATTGCCGAAAGTCATCCAGCATCGCGCTCTGGTGCTGGTGACACTAACAAGGAACGCAATATGAAATGTGAAACCTGCAAGTTTACGCCTGGTAAAGAAGGCGGGTCTCTGAGCTGCCAGCGTTATCCGACGCCTGTCCGCGTCGCGCGCAGCTACTTTTGTGGTGAATATCAACCGATGGGGGAGAACGATGGCGAAGCTAATCAAAGACATGCCGGCAAGCGAGTATCACGCAATCAAGGCGCTGAGCGCGTCAGGAGCGAAACTGTTGCTCCGTTCTCCGGCGCACTTCCTGGAGTCGATGACTAACCCGCGTGAACCTACCGCAGCCATGAAGCTCGGCACGCTGACGCATACTCTGTTCTTCGAGCCTGAGAAGTTCGAGCAGGAGTTCGCGATCAGCCCGCGCTTCGACATGCGCACGACCATCGGTAAGAAGGCCGCGCAGGAGTTCCAGGATGACAATCAGGGCAAGACGATACTTGACGAGGCGCAGTATTCCCGCGCCAAAGCAATCGCTAGCTCGGCCAAGGAAAACCCAGTCGTCAAAGACTACTTTGAAGAAGGCGGCGACGCAGAAGTCACGATGCTCTGGGATCAGTATGGTGTCCCGTGCAAGGCGCGCGTCGATTTTATCGTCGGCGACGTCATGCTTGATCTCAAGACCTGCCAAGATGCTTCGCCGGAGGGGTTCGCGCGTCAGATCGCGACGTTCAAATACCACCTACAGGCGGCGCATTATACGCATGGGTTCCTTGCGGTCGCAGGCATCGAGCTGAAGAAGTTCGTCTTCATCGCGGTTGAGAGCGAGGCGCCGCACGCGGTTGGCGTCTATGAGCTGGACGCTAAGTCTTTGCTCGCCGGCAGGCGCGCTATGCGCGAGGCCGCCGAGGCTTACATCCTCGCGACCGACAAGCCGCAGAAGAGATACCACTACACGCGCGGCGTGCAGACAATCTCAATTCCGCAATGGGCATTGGGGGAACCGTTTGAAATATGAGGACAGCGGCTTGCGCTTTCAATCGTATGCGTTCAGGTTCCTTAACAGGAGGTTGACGCATGACTAAGGTTGAAAGTTCTGAGCATCTGTTCGCGCTGTTTAATGAGCAGCGCAAGCAGCTCCAGTATTCGCAGCGCAAGGTCAACAAGGAAGCCGGCGTTTCGCCGTCAACTTGGAGCCTGATCGACGCGCGCGACGACAAGAACATGAACGTCAAGACGGCGCTGGCTTATGCGGCTGCGCTGGAATTGCAGATCGAGTTGGTGGGTAAGAAATGATCCTCGCAATCGACCCCGGCGCCAAAGGCGCGCTTGCGTTCTTTCGTCCAGATCAGGGGACGCTGGAGCTAATCGACACGCCAACCGTCGAGGTCAAACGCGGGCAGAAGTTGAAGACTGAGATCAGCCCGCAAATGCTGGCGGCGATCATCAAAGCGCGGAACCCTAGCGTCGCTATCCTGGAGATTGTCGGCGCGATGCCGGGGCAAGGCGTAAGCAGCATGTTTCAGTTCGGCAGGGGCGTTGGGATGCTGGAAGGTATCTTGTCGGCGCTCGACGTCCCTGTCACATACATCTCGCCAGCTGGGTGGCAGAAGGCTGTCAACGCGCGGAGCGGCAAGGACGGGAACAGGCAGCGCGCGGCAGAGCTGTTTCCGGCTTACGCGCATATGTTCTCGCGCAAGAAAGACGATGGGCGCGCCGATGCGGCGTTGATGGCTTGGTGGGGAGCGCAAAGATGAGGGATAGGTTTGAGTTTACGGTCGAGCGCAAGAAGCAAACGATTGAGCTGATCGACCAGCTTGCGGACGTGATCGACGCAACGGACGTGGATGATCCTGTCGTCATCGCCGCGCTTGGGGCGTTGCTGAGCTATTCAATCGTCAACGCTGCGTCTGAGCACAATGCCGCGCTGAGCGTCGTCAAACATTTCACGGAGAACCTCGTCAATTCAATTGACGATGCGTTCACGAAGTAATCCCGGCCACGGGGATCAGTGGCAAAACATGGAGTATGGCAATGGCATTGGGAATCAACTTCGATGGCGGTGGATCGTCTGGTGGGGGAAAGTTTCTTCCCGTTGTGAAGTTCGACGCGAAAGCGGGCGACTTCATTGCGGTGAACCGGGAGCCGCAAGGCGACGGTAGCTGGGATAAGGTGGAGGTTGAAATCGACCTGCCGATTAAGGCAGTCGCCGACTTCGCCAACTTGTCCGTTGGCTGGATCACGTTTGCTCCTACCTACTCGGCGACCCTCGCTCCGGCTGGCGAGAAAATGCCCGCAAAGCCTTCGGCCGATCACAAGCAGGCCGTTTCCCTGAAGCTCTTTTTCAAAGAGCATGGACTTCGCGAGTTCACGCCGACCAGCAAGACCGTCATGCGGGTGATCGACCAGCTTCACGATCAGTTTATTGCTGAGGCTGGCGACAACAAAGGCAAAATGCCGGTGATCGAGTTCTCCGGCACCGAGACTGTCAAAGTTTCGACGCCGCAAGGCGAGCTGCGTTTCAAGGCTCCGACTTGCAAGCTCGTCGGCTGGGTTGCGCCGCCGGAAGCTTTCGCTGAGCATGAGGCGAAGGGCAGCGCAGCAGCTCCGGCGCCAGCACCGGCTGCAAAGCCTGCGCCTAAGAAGGCGCCGCGCGCTGACGAGGAAGACGAGTTCTAACAAAGAAACGCCCCCGGTGAGGAGAGCTTCACCGGGGGCTTGCCTGGTACCGCGAAAGATGGGGGCAACGCGGTGACACAACTAATAGCACAGTTCGGCGAAGAAAACACCATTCCTATGCTTCTTGCTTTTGCGACCGGCGGCCGGTCAGACACAAAACTCGTCGTCAAAGAATACGACTGGGACAAGCTCTGCGGCTTGGCCGCGAAGCCGCGCGTGGGTGATAAGGACGGCTCCTACCTGATCCGGGGCGGAAAGCTCAAGGTTCCTAAGCGCGCGGACGAAAACCTACTCGAAGGCGAGTTGATCGTCCTAGACGGCGACAGCCAGTTCGACCCGGAAACGGGGGAAGTGATCGAGGGCGCGCCGCCATTGCCAGACGTCGCCAAGGCGCTCGACACGCTCGGCATCACGTTCTGCGCCCATACGAGCCACAGCGCACGCCCGGAGGATGGTTTCTGGAAGTATCGCATCCTGATACCTGCAAAGCTCGCCAATTCACAGCAGCTCGCCGACTGCGTGGATTTTATCCTGGAGCAACTGCGGGGCTTTGGGATTTACCTTTCAGACGTGCCGGAGGCGAAGCGGTGGAGCCAGCCTTGGTATCTCCCGCGCGTGCGCGACGAAGCCGCGCTTGCCAATTTCGTCTCGATGCGCGCCGACTGCCTGCCGTTCGACGTCAGGATGGCGCAAGAGTGGGCGGACGCACGCCGGCAGGCTGAGGCCGTCCGCGCGCAAGAGGCCGCGCAGCAGGCGCCGCAAGCCCAGCAGCCCGCGCGCCAGTTCGACGGGGAGAACAAGATCGAGGCGTTCAACAGCGCGCAGAGCCGCGAGGACGTGCGGTCGATCTTGGAACGCGCCGGTTATATTTTCGGATATTACGACAGGGGCGCCGACGTATTGCGCTTCATGCGTCCAGGCTCGACCACGAAAACAGCCGGCGTGATGCTATTCAAGGGCAAGTTCGGGCATTGGTGTACCTACAGCCACCACGGCGCGGCCGATCCTCTCTCCGGCCATGTCTGCGACCCGTTCGCGCTTGTCGCAACGCTTCAGCATGGCGGGGATAAGAAAGCAGCCTATCGCGCGCTCTTTCCGAAAGAGCAGGAATTGAGCATTGCGGAGAAGATCGCGGCGCGCCAGGTGGAAGGCCGCTCAGTTTTAGACAACTGGACGGCCGAAAAGCCTAACTATCTGCCCAGCGTGGCACAAGAAGAACAAAAAGAGGCAGAGACATTCCTTCCAAAGAAGGAAGCGCCAGCCGAAAAGCCCAAGCGACAAATTGAGATCATCCCATCATGGGAGCTGAAGGATGTCGCCGTTAAGTGGCTCATAAAAGACATCGTACCGGCTGAAAGTTTCCTCGCGCTATACGGCCGGCCGGGGAGCTATAAGTCTTTCGTCGCCTTGTATCTGTCTTACTGCATCGCGGCGGGAGCTGATGCGTTCGACAAGCCGGCAACGCAAGGGGCGGTCGTCTATATCGCCGGAGAAGGCGGGGCCGGTCTGAAACGTCGCTGGGAGGCGCTGAAGGCGCACCACAACGTCACCGGCAATGTCGCCGTGTATTTCATTAAGGCGCAGCTCAATCTGCGCTCGACGCTCGAGGATGCGGACGCAGTGATCGCAGCCGTTCGCGCGCTGAACATCGAGCCGTCGCTGCTAGTCGTGGATACGTTCGCGCGAGCCTTTGCAGGCGGAGAAGAAAACAGCGCCAAGGACGTGGGCGAGGCCGTCGCCGTGATGGGATACATTCAGGACCAGCTACGCGCTGGCGTTCTAATCGTTCACCATGCCGGCAAGGATGAAAGCCGTGGGATGCGCGGCAGCTCGGCGCTTCTCGGCGCCGTCGATCTTGAGTTGGAGTGCGTGAAGGTTAGCCAAGAAGGATCAACGGAGCGCGTCGGGCAGCTCACGATCACGAAAAGCAAAGACGGCGAAGATGGGATTGTTCTCGGCTACCTGATGCAGCTCGTCAGCCTTTCGCAGATCGACCCGGAGGCGTCGTCGCTGGCGGTGGAGCCTATCGCCGCAGCGGCCTTGCAAGCCCAGCGGGCGGCCAATAAGACGGACAAAGGGGCCGGAGCTAGGGGCCACACAAGGGAGGCCCTGGAGGCGCTTAAAACAGCCATTGCGGACGCGGGGGAATATCCCTCGACGGCCGGCGCCCATATCCCGTCAGGCGTCAAATGCGTGCGCGAGGCGACTTGGCGCGCTTACTTCCAGCAAGTCACAACGGCGGAGCGAGGCTCAAGCGAGCGCAACGCCTGGAAGCGGGCTAAAACGTATTTGACCGGCAGCGGCGCCGCCGGTCATTGGGGTGACTATTATTGGATCATCGCACCGGCAGGGTTTACGAGCCAGGGCCGCGAAACTCATCCGGGGAAAGATCGCGACGAGTTTTAGGCTTCTGCGCCGGCTTGTCGAGTTTCGCCAGCCGGAGCCGCATGATCGCCAGCTCCGGTAGGCGTTCGCGATTAAGCTCCACCCATCTGCGCACCGTTCGAGGATTGACGCCCAGCAAGCGCGCAAGCGCCTGCTGGGACATTCCGCGCGCTTCCAGTATCTCGCGCAGGTCTGAGGGTGTCATTTTTTTGGCATCTCCGGCTTGTTTTGACGTTCACTGGACCAGCGGGCGTGCTCGGTAGCTTTGCTCAAGTAAACCATCAAGGCGTCGAGCTGGGCCAATTCAAATTCCAAAAAGTCTCCACCTTCTGTTTCCGCGTGGCGCTCCGCGAGATCGAGATAAACCCGCGTCACGATATATTCGGCGCGCTCCAGCCTGGTCGCGATGAAGTCAAATTGTGCGGCCGTCGTCTTAGCGTTCGGGCGATAGCTGAAAGGGTTCACCGTCTTGCGCGGGCGTCCGCGCTTAGGCGCTTCAGCGGCGGGCTTGGTTGGCTTGGTTGCTTTCGTCATTTTCTCTCTCCATTACTTGCGGGTTCATAGGCTCCAGCCGTTTCCCATTCTCTCAGCGGCCAAAGTTCGGGAATTGCGGACGCGGCGAGTATTCGTCGCGCCAGCTCTGTCTCGCGTCTAAAGCACGGCTCGCACAAGCTTCGCTTGTAAGTCGGCGAATAGTCATAGACGCGCAAAGGTTCGGCGACGGCGTGGCAAGCGTCGCCGTCGCATATGGTTGGGCGTGGCATTAGTCGTCGCGCTCAACGAA